GGTTGGTGTCTACGGGGTTCAACATATCCAGGGTTACATTCGTGTTGTCAAGAACACTGCGTCAAGGTAAAACTTTCTTTGCTTTAGGTTCATTCTCTCGTTTGCTTTACTTGTACCTTATCTTTAAGTACTCTGTTAATTACGTTGAAGAAATGAACGGTTCATTTGTTGTTTTGAGTGAATACAAGCGTGTTTTGGATAATGTCACCGTTGTTGGTCACGAAAAAGATAAAAAACGTGTAGCTCGCTGCCATAACCATGAGGACTATGTTGCCGATTGTCAAGATTGTGCTGCTGTAGTCCAGAAGTTCAATGAGCGTGTTGTTTGCAAGTTTCCTGCCGTATCTCGATCATATCCTTCAGAGCCGACATCAGTTCCTTTGATGGCGTCCATGAAGTTGATGATTGAGTATTGGACTCATCCAAAGTCCAATAAGCAGTTGAATGGTGTGTTACGTCTCGTTGCAGCTAGTAGTGGTGTTATGATTCCGGTTCGTGTTACCAACTTGCCTCCTCGCCAGTATCGTGTCTTTTTTAAGCCACCTCCTGGGTTGCGTACCGATGTCATGATTGTTCTAATGGAATATAACGCACGGCGTCGTTATGACGATGTTACATATGCTCGTGCCGATTCTGGTGAGCCTTTGGTTTTGTGCACTAATTGCAATACTTCTTTTGATGTTGTCGCTGTGTGTTTTTTGCTTAATGTCAGGGAAGGTAATGCTCCGTTTTTGTGCCCATCGTGTAGTTCTTCCGTTCGTATTGATTCCAAGTATGGTGTTTTTGGTTTTCATGAAGCCTGGTGTAGTGGCCATTCTATGTCCCAGTTTCCTAAGTTGCTCAGCTACTTTTCTCATCCTACTGTTGATGTTGAGCATGATGCTGCGTATTGGGATGATTTGTCTTTCGCTATTAAGACTATGCATCGCGATTGTGTTCCATTGAATTACCGCAGTGTTGAGCCACCAAATTTTGCTACTCAAGTTGTTGTTGATGCAAAAGATACTGCTCCAGGGGTTATTGCCAACCTTCCTCGTTGTTATAAGAAGAAACATGTTGCCACAGCAGCGTGTGCTTATATTCAAGACTTGGCTACCACCATTTATCAACAGACTGATTCTCTTAGTAGTGCGATGAAAATGACTCAAAGTGCAATTCCTTCAATTGCTCAATGTGCTATCAAGGCAGAAGTTAAGTGTGGAAAGATTCGTCCTCTTGTTCATGAAGGCGTTGTTGTTGGTCATGAGTATGTAGTTGCTCC